TTCTTTTCCATTACTTTTCAACCGGAGAGCAAGCTCATCAACGGTGTACTCACTAACTTACTCAGTTAACATTACTCAGTAAATAATTACTCCGTTTGACGGTTTAAAGAAAGGGATCTTAAAAATATACAATAACTTTTGTAGTAAAAGTCAAAATCATTTCTGAGATTATTTTCTCTGCAATTTTAAGTGTTGCTATCCACGTGCTTTATTTTGCTTCTAAGCCTAAGAAGGACCTACGTTTTGCAGACGTACTACTGTTTGAGCCATTTAACCGGTTGCTCTGACCGCGGTTTCTTGTTTAAATACGCAAACCATTAGCGTCATATACGAGAACTTTCATCGTTCTAGGTAGTGGTTTTCAACTCCACATTTCTTACGAACCCCATAAAAGCCATTTAAATGGCTTGAATTAAGACATAACCAGTCATCGTCATGCCAGTCCCAGTACAAGTAACAGGTATTGAGACATTGTCAGTTCCTACAGAACTAACATAAAAACTAAAAGGAATAGTAAATTCAGTTACTACACCAGTACCTTGATAGGCTGGTGGAGCATTATAAACAGCTACTCCAGTTTTCAGTGGATTAACACTAAACGCTGTTAATGTTGTATCATTGACTGTAATTTCTCCACTTACTAAATAATTTCCAGTTGGTAAAGTAAAAGTACCAGCTACATTTGCAACAGCCAAACCATTAGTGATTTGTGTTGCAGGAAATATAGCCTGTGCTACTCCACTAACTAGTGCTTGTGAACTAGTTGATTGAAAGGCTGCCACTTGATTATTCATCGGTGGACCAACAGACGCTTCCAAAACTGGAATATAAACTTCACATTTATAACGAACATGGAGTTCACCAATGCTCGTTGAGGGACTTGTTAAACCCTGTGTTGAAACAAATAAATTTCCAACATCATAAGTCTTTATATCTGCACCACCTGGTAAACCAGCTGGACGAATATAATGACCATCGTTCATTTTGTTCAAGTACTTCGGTGAAACGATCAACCGAATATTTTCAGATGGCATACCATCAGAATGAGGATCCGTGTCCTCAACTTGTTGTTTTGTGGTTGGAGGTCCATCCGCCGCATCAAAATCAACAGACAACATGATTTTTCCAGTTGTTCCCGCAGTGGCGAACTCTGAAACTTCACGTTTAAAATAAAATTCAAGATAAGTAAATTTATACTTCTCAAAATTATTCTTCACAACAGCGGAAGCCCATGGGAAGGTTCCTGCTTGTCCAATATTAATTGGATAAGTGGTTGTGGCAAAGTTAGCAGTTGCTTGTCCTGTAACTTCTCCTATATACTCGTCTTCTTAATACACATTTTCTTCCTATTAGTAGATTGATTACGAGTACCACCTTTACCAGCCAAATTCCTTTGTGGTCGTTTTGGTCGGTTCATATTATTTCGAGCCATAGGTCGACTCTTTTGTTTTTTCGTGGGATTAATTCCTCCACGCACAGGTCCAATTCTAACAACTTGAACCTTCTTATTTTTATTTCTATTTCTCTTACGCTTAACTTGTACAACAGACATCGTTTCTTTTTTATTGAGCTTATTAATCTTTACTTCGTCTCTCAATAATTTTTGTTTCTCCATATGATATTGTTTGGCATAACCAAATTCAGTGGCTAAATCTTCAAATAAGCCTTGTTGTTGGAGAACAACAGTCTTTCCCATATACAGTTCATACAAGGCAGAATCAGTTAAAATTCCACACTTAGCGATAATCCAAGTAGGTTCATCAGCTAAAATTGTATCATATTTCTTAAGTAGCCAGTGAATTAATTCACGACAAAACTTACGAAATGGTAAATCAGTCCACCCTGCGAGCAACATTGCTGTTGTACGTTGTAAAGTAGTGGCTGGAGTTCTCTTTTTATGTGGTGAATACAAAAGAGAAGTCATGAGTTTTGTTCTATCATAAACTGGTATTGCTTTACCATCCAGAAACACAGTATGTGCTGATAGAAAATCAAGCTCTTCAGGAGAGCGTGGTTCAAGGGAGTCAGTGGTCGTTGTAACACCAATCTGCTTCCAACATTCTATAACAGTTGAACCATTATAAAACTCATGAGCATAATCTGACACGGTCCAAGTGTTGTCGTCTCCAACAAGCGCCTTGGCAGTATTATCTTCGAACTCTGTGTAAGAGGTTTCGGCATTTGGACAATTTCTAATCCAAGCATAAGCCATCAATGTATATAAAACTAACGTATTATCATTAATGGTATTCATTGAGCCGGATGGATTTCCAGCTAACTTCATGACCATAATCCCTTCAGGTGTGATCACGAGTGTATTAATTAAGTTTCGATAAATTGTTTTCAATCTAACGAGATTTTCTGGAGTTTGATCCTCTTCCCGCAACATTTTCCATCGCAGTTGAGCACAACCCCACATCATATATGCACGCAATGAAGAATCATATTCTGATTCATCAAGAGCATAGCCTTTTGTAAAGGCACTTAATTTATGGAACAAGCGGTTCCAATTTCCTTCGTAGGGACTCATACCCACAGCGGAGGAGGAACACAAATAACTTGCGTTCATCTTTTCATTCATATCTGCAAATAAACGATTTCCGTGTATCGTAATATCTGTAGCCATCGCCATAAAAGTTCGAATTTTATTCGCTTTTATTTTAACAGTAGGACGAATTTCTTCTTTCAAGGAACTCGTACTAGGACTTGTCCATAAAGGATCTGTCGCTAATCGCTCCCAATCATCATTTATCCATTCAACAAATGATGTATCAGTTTCCAACAACTCTCGTTTTGTTGGACAAACCTGATTAAATGGTGCGCCTGAGCTAGTAGTTTTATCAAGACTATCAATCACCTCTTCAGCACTCCTCACGCGACTTTCGCTCATGTAAGGACCAAAATGTCGTTCTGTCCATTCCCAAGCTTTATTCATGTCACAAACCATATCGGGTGACATATAAAGTAGGTCTTTCTCATACTTCGACAGTGATTTATAATCGGCAGTCGGATTTGGAATAGGTAATCCCCAATCCGGTGATTCCTCAATTTTATTTTCATCTAGAAAACACTTCATTTGAGGATCAATTGACCGTTTATTTTTATATCTTGGGTTACGCTTTATCGACATAACCAATGGAAAGTATTCTTCTTTCAAATATTGTTCGTGTAATTCTGGTATATACATATCTTCAGAAAACACTGGTCCCCCATCCTTCACTAAATATTGAGAAGGATACCGTTCATAGAACGGCCGCTCAATAATTTCTATAGGGAGCGGGGGGAAGACAGAAAATCCAGACCTATATGTACAGGTCCCAACTTCTTCTTCGCTAACTCAATGAATTCTGGTGTGACTCTTTCAAATCTTCCAAAATCAACTCCATTGCCATTAGTCCAAAAACCAACAATATGACCATCTTTATTCAAGACGGGTGAAGTACAATCTCCACAACGAGTCTGGGCATTACACCAACCTAAGGGACTCGCAAAACCAACAATAGAATCAGGCATGGTACTTCCTCCTGATCCGAAACCAAAAACAGTGACAATGTCAGCATCTTCTAACACTTTCAAATTTTTACATGTGAAAGGTGATTTAATACCATTAACATCAAAAGCCACAATTTCATCATTCATAACTTGCATTTTATCTGCTCTAAGTTCTAATGAATGAACATGGTTTCTAGCTGTATATCTTTTAGTAGTATCTTCTGACAAAACATGCATAACAACAAACATTTTGTTTCCCACTAAAGTGCCAGTGCATAAATAACGATTTTCATCATTAAAAATTTTAAACACACCTGCGGCAGCAGTATTTGCATTCCAGCTTTGCTTCTTACAACCAATAAGAGCTTTTTCAAACTTATTCCGTGCTTGCGAGACAAAAGATAGCACATCTTTTGCATTCGCACGAACCACACGGTGTTTGGATCGATAAATTCTCCTCCGGATTTCAGTATCATCCTTCATAGAGGGGATTTCAACACCTTGTTGATCCAAATCGCGTCGATCACGCATTTTATGACTAAATACATATTCATCAGTACTATTTTTATCCGAGTACTTGAATAAATCATGAGCATCTGAATTAAAATCAGGATCGTAATTATCTCTATTACGTTGATATGCTTTCTCTGCTTTAGTCATTGGAGCTTCCAAAACTCCATCAATACCAATTTCTTCATTTTCTTGGCCTCCAGATGCATGATGAGGTCTACGCACACGTCTATGTTGCATACCACCTCGTTTCTTACCACGATTAACACCTTGACTTTCAGCTTCTAAGTATTCTTCTTCATCATCATAATAGACTTTCTTCGCATGATAAGCAGCTGTTGCGGTAGCGATTGCTACTCCAATAACAGCTATTTTCTTTTTGTTTTCTGGTTTGTCTAACCAACGAGCACTTGCAAGCGCACAATCACCCAAATAATCATAAAGGTTTTGAAACGTTAACCATTCAGCCCAACTTTCCCAAGTTGGATCAGGCTCAACGTAAGTGCAATAATTAGTTGTATCATTACCTCTTTCTTCAAAGAAATCAAAATTTGGATCCTTAAAGGCAGATGCACCATGAAAATTGGTGGTGGAACAACTTTTCCGTTTTTCTTCAACAATAAAACGAAATTGTTCCTTACTACTCTTCAAGAAAAACTTATCAAAAAATTCAAGTTTTCTTTCATCTTGTGGTCCAAGTCCCTGATTATTTTTTAAAATTTGTAATTTAACATAATCAGATTGTAACTCTGCAATTCTTTTACGAACTTTATCCGCAGTAACTTTAGCAACAGCTATTTTATAAGCTTGTTTTGCTTTTTCCTCTTCAAGTGTACCTTGTGACTCAAGTTTTGGATCAAAACTCTCATCATTGATCAATGGATTTGGAACATAACTATTATGCTTCCAATCTTTATCAACATCACTAGACTTAGTACCAGAGGAACTCAGCTTATAAAGATTCTCAACTTCTGAATCTTCTTCAGATTCTACAACACCATCGAGATCTTCTTCCTCATTCCAGAACATTTTAAAGTCCTTGAGGGTTTTAAAAACAACAGTTTCATGCATTAAGTAACCTTCATTTTCACGCCACATATGGGTGAGTATGGTAATAAGGTCATCTTCATGAACTCGTGTTCTTGACACAAATCTTCCATTACAAAAACAAATAAGACTAGCATATTCAATTGGTTTATCATCTTCAATGATCCAATCTACTTTAATTACGCACATTTTTCGTTCAATTGTGTCTAATATGTCCTTATCTGTTCTAATTAATTCTGGATTACTAGCTCGACGTTTAAGATTTTCTGATTTAACGGTTGTTTCACCTTTAACATTAGCATCTTTAAACTTTTCGGCCATCTTCCGCAATTCTTCCTGAGTTGAAACCTCAGTAGCATCACGTTGTCCAGCAACAAATTCTCCATGGTCTTCAGGGAGGTCATCAAAAGATGCCTCATCATGCCAAACCTTATATAAATAATCCATAATCCATGAAGCATATGGTAATTGTCTCAATATGTCTAGAACTGGTTTGATTAGTTCTACAATCTTTTTACTTCCCATAATTGGAGCAAGTAAGAACAAACATAGAGAAAGTATGCCTGTAATAAACATACCAACTTTATTGGCTGTTTGCCTAGCACCTTGCGGCATTAGGTCAGCAAATGAAGTTTGTCGTCGAAAAAGAGATCCTACGGCAGCTAACGCACCAAGTCCCTGGATTCCAAGTGAAATTTTTGAGTACCATCGAACTTCATCAATGTACTTTTCACCTTTATCCTTGAAGTACTTCCTTCCAGCTTTATATTCAGCTTTCACAAAGGTTATTCCTTCATCATAATCTTTACCTAATCTTTTAAAAGCTTTCAAAATTAATTTTGACAGACTAAAAATAAAGTAAAGAAGAATTCCGTACCATAAAATATTTATGATACCATTTACACATCCTCCGATAATGTAAGTAAGAATTTCAAAAAAGAAACGCCACCATTGAAGGTTGGCTTCTGCAGCACTTGTAGAAGTACTCGAAACATTTCCAATAAAATTCATCAACAAGAATACTGTTACGTAACTCTTGGACAAGGAACACCACATTTGTGTGGTCTCGACAATT